CGCCCTTGCGGAGAGGTGCCGGAGTGGTCGATCGGGGCGGTCTCGAAAACCGTTGTGCGGGTAACCGTACCGAGGGTTCGAATCCCTCCCTCTCCGCCAACATGTTATTGCGAAACAATAAGATGCCCCGCTGCAGGGCCGAATACCCCCAGCTTCCGCGCCGTTCTGCTGTTGGCGACCGAACCTCGGAAACTGACGGAAACGCCAAAATCAGTCTCTGATCGGCTTTCGTCTCTTTTCACCCGAACCTCACCCGCAAAGGTTCGGGTTCAGAAAACGTCGGATTTCTGGGACTTTTGCGATCGATGGCCATCGCACCTTTTGGCACCAATAGCGGCAGGCGTGTGGGGCAGAGAACTCAAAGTGGGCGTTCTGAAGCGCAGCGGAGCTAAGTGCGGAGGGCTGTCATCGTCTGATTTGGGGCCGCAAACTGCCGGGCAGATTTTGGGAAGCGGATACTGGAAAGCGGCCCTTCGTTTTGGGTACGCCCGTGAGACAGCGCTAGGCAGTCCAGACCGCTCTCGACCTCGGCTCGCGCTGCTCCCATCCGTCGCGCGGGGGAAGAGCGCGCCGAGTGGTTCTGCACCTAGTTCCTCAGGCCTCTGCGGAAAACAGACTGAGCTGTTGTGATGCCGGCCGCTGGACCTCGGCGACCATTCGCGCCAGAACCGGCGCAATCTCTAACATTGCGAGTGCTTCTGCAGCCGGCGGGTTCGTGACTTCTCCAATCACGGCCTTGTCTGGCGATAACCACAGGACGATGCGCTTGTCGCCGATATCGGGGTTTTCTTGGAAGTCAGCGAGCAGATCGTCATATTTCGAAGCGAATAGTGTAACCGACAAGCCGAGCGCGTCGGTTGCCCTGGAAAGCACCGCTAGCAGCGCCACCTCTTCGAAGCTAAGCTCGGCCTTTCGTCCCGCGCGTTGCTTGAGTCCCGGAATTTCCTTCCGCCAATGGCGCAAGCGATCTAGGCTCATGCCGGTCAATTTGAGGAGCTGCGCTTGCGTATAATTCATCGCGTGGAGCCATCTCAAAACGCCGAGTTGAAACTTTGTGGGGTTGAGCCCGTTTCGACATGGTGTTAACCCCTTGTTTGGGATTTGCCTAGATGGAGGACGGCATGGTCAATCGCTATGAACGCGCCGAACTTCTGACGGCTCTCTGGAAACTCGGCGCAAGTGACGTGCTGATGCCCACTTCGCACGGGATTCTGGACCGCGCGCTAAACGAAGAGCGTGCTTATCTTCCCGCCGCCCTCACGGAGGAACTGACATTCTCAGTAACGGGGGTTGGTCTTAGGTGCCTTGAATTGCCCGACATTTTGCTGGCCGCGCAGGAAGCGATGCTGACCAGTGAGCCTAATCCGACCTATTTGTCGACCGTGGTCACGCTCGACGAAGAAGAAGCACGCCAAATCGTGTTGTCCTACGGTATCGCGACGCGCGACGCCTGTGCGATCGGCGAGCGCCTCAGGGGTGCGGTCGAGCGCGCGCGCGCGCCGCTGCGGGAGGCGGCGCTGGAGGCCTGATACAGATTGGGGGGAATATCAATTCGAGTCGCTTTGCGCGAGGCCGCCCCTGCTCTCGCGATGCAGGTAGACGGGTTGTGCGCCGGCTGGGTTGAAATCCTACTTCGCCGATTACAGGACGATCCGAAGCAATTCAGACCCAAGCAGCTGAACGACCCGGTTTGGGGCACGATCGAGTTGCTGCCGCGCGAAGTCGCTCTACTCGATTCGCAATTGCTCCAGCGAATGCGCGGCGTTCGGCAGCTCGGGCTGGCGCAGTTGGTTTTCCCCGGCGCGTCGCACGACCGGCTCGAGCATATCATGGGCGTGGTGGGCGCGGTCGAACGCATGGCCGACGCCCTGCAGCGGCAGGTGACCCGCAGAAACGCCGAAATGAAGCGCAGCGGCATTACCGCGGAGACCATGCCGGGCGTCGATGACGAGGAGCGCGAAACGCTTCGCCTAGCCGCGATGTTTCACGATCTCGGGCATGGCCCTTTCAGCCATGCGATCGAGCCCGTGCTCGAGGTGCACTCACCGCTGGGCACGCAGACTGGCGCAAACGACGCCGATTGGCGCCGCGAGCTGAAGGTCGCGCGCACCATGTTGATCGAGCGTTACAGCCTCAACAGTGCGCCAGCGACCTCGGAAGTCATCGCGGTGATGATTGTCCTATCCGATGCTGTGACCGAGTTACTCCAGCACGGCATGTATCGGCTGGGCGGTCTCGATTCCACTCAGGTTCAGGAGCGAATCGTTGCGGCGATCATCGGCGGCGTCGATGGGCCCGGAGTCACGCACCTTTCGACAATCATCTCCGGCCAAGTTGACGCCGACCGTCTCGATTTCCTGATGCGCGATGCGCATCATACGGGCCTGCGGATCGGCTTCGATACCGAGCGGCTGCTTTCCAAGCTCGAGGTGCTGCAGGTACACGACGGCAATCTGGAGAGCGCCGATGAAGCGATGCGCGCGCGCATCGCCAAGGCTACCAACAAGGTTTTCCATCAAATCGGTATCGCTGCTTCGGGCTATGGCTCGTTTGAGCAGATGCTGATCGGACGCACCTTCCTGTATGACCGGCTCTATCATCACCATAAGGTCCGCGCGGCCGAGGCCATGGCGCAGCGCATGATGCTGGTCGCCGAGCGCGACCGGGGACGGCGATTCAATTTCGACGAGATCTTCCTTTCTGTCGGCGACGATACGTTCCTGCGCATCATTGCCGGCGAGGTCACGCATCCAAAGCTTGAAGTCGCATCGGCGTCTGCCGCGGGACTCGCGCGCGGCATCCTCAATCGCGACCTCCTGCATCGCGCATTCGCCTTTCGCGGCCGCTTTATCGCATCACCGCCGGGACTGGGGGCAGATGCAGCCGAATCCAACCGCGACGCGCAATGGAAAGAAGTCGTCAAGCGCCTGCAGGGCTTGCAAGCGCGCTACGAGGTCGGTGCAGATATCCATGTGCTGGCCAACGACATCGCCAACACGCTCAAGGCATCCGACATCGACGCTGCGGATATGGAGCGTGCGCTTCAGGCACTGTCAGCTACTGGCGCGGAACAGATCATCGTGGACCTGCCTGGGCGAAAAGCCGGTGCGATCCGCATTCTCGCGCGTCACCCGGACGGCACGCTCAAGCTGCCGGAATTCTCGTTCAATCCGCAGAAATGGGCGGATGCGTACGATCTCCAGAAGCGTACCGGCTACGTTTTCTGCCCCAAAGAAGTCGTTCCGGTGATCGCACTCGCCAGCCGGATCATCTTCCTTCGCCAATTCGGCGTGGTCATGGCCAAGGACGCTGATGGCTACATCAAGGCGGGCCAGAATATCGACGCGCGGTGGATCGAGGCGCTGATCACGGCCGGTCTGATCGATCAGGAAACCGCCGATCTGATCACATGTGAACGTCATTCGCTCCTGCGTGTCAGAACCGAAGACCTTGCGGTTCCCGACGAATGGCTGGCCGACGACCCGGACTTCGCGAGCAAGCTGGCGGTTGGACTCAACAAGCAACTGAAAGGCGGCCTAATGGTCGCCGGCCGAAATGCGCTCACCAAAACGCTGCGGTCACTGTGGCGCTTCATCGACAGCTGGTATGCCGGCAACCAGACCACCACCGCCCTCGACAAGGAAGGGGCGCTTCAGGCCAAGCTCGTCGAGCATCTGCGCGCTACGCTCGCCGTCGATGAAGGAACCGAAGTCGCTGGCGGCGAACTCGACTTGCTGGTCGAACGTCAGGTCGTGATCGAGAACAAGTATCACGGAACACCGGCCAACCCGCCTGCGGTCGCGAAGGGCGCCGGCATGCAAGGACGGCGCTATGGCCTCGCGCTCAATTCGCAGCTCGTGATCGTCATGGCCGCGCGGAAGGTTCCGGCGAAAGGCGTGGTTCCGGACAAGACAGCGATTGTTGAAGTTCGCGCGATCGCGGAAGCCGACCGGAACCGTGTCGAGCTTCGCATCGACCTGCCATTCGGTGCCGTTCTACCTTCGTCGGAAGGCCCGGAGGCCCGGGCAAAAACCGCCCGGTTACCGGTCAAGCAGGCGCGCAAGAAATGATACGCAGCTAGGCCGCCGGCCTGGGCGATCAAAGCAGCTTGAGCTTGTCGAAAAGCGCCATGTTGCGACGCTTCGCGTCGCGCAGCACCTTTCCGTAGTCGAGCACCTCATAATAAATGCGATGGTTGCGATTATAGCCGTAAAAGCCTTGGCGGTCAGGCATTTCAGTCGCATCGCGGTCGAGCAGGACGCGGCGCAAGCGATCGGTGAGATCGCAGACGATATAGCAATTGGTAGGAATATCGGCGCTCGCAATCGCAATCGGGCGCCCCTGCCCATCGAGCCGCTTGTTGGCCCGAATCTAATCGACCGTCTTGAACACCTGGTTCAACGGATTTTCCTCGTCGCTATAGTCATCGCGCATCGGCCGCTTGAACTCGACGACCGTCAACGCATTAAGCGGCTGCGGCCCGTCGGCAAGCAGATGCTCCTGATCGAAGGCAAGCAGATCCGGGCGCATCGCCGATGCGGATTCCAGGCCGTCGATCGATTTGAGCGTGCGGTCGGAATGGATGACCGAATGATAGTTGAGGCGTTCGTCGAGGAGCCAGAGATTCTGCTGCGAATACAGAATCTCATCGGATCCCGAACGCATCGGAAAGATGATCTGGTGCAGCACCTTTTCAAGCGGGTAGCGGCCGCTGGTATCGTTGACGCTAAGCGCCTCGACGCCGTTGACCAGCTTCATCCACTCGACCGTTGTGCTGACCTTGCGCATGCCACGCGTCACAGTTGGGATCGCGTGGCATCCGATAGGCAACCTCGAGTGAACGTCAGCTTCCAGGATCAGTTGATGGTGGGCGGAAAGGCTGCAATTAGGCGCGAAGCGGACCTTTCGCTCAGCCAAATACCGCCGCCTCCTGCTCCGCCCACGGCAACTCCGCCGCCATCGCCAAATCCTTGATCGACACCGCCGGGGGCACGCGCTGGACCAGCAGTTTTTCCAGTACAGCCGGCCCCAAATAAGCCAGCCTCAGCATTCGACCGACATAGCGGTCCGAGATATCCTCGGCTTGGGCGACATCCTGGATGGTCGCTGCCGCGCCGCTCTCCAGCTTCCGCCGCCAGCTCCACGCCTTGGCGATCGCCTTCAGCACATGCGGGTCCACGCCGCCGTCGTTGGTCGGCATCATATCCGCCGGGGGCAGGATCTTTGGTCGCCCGTTGCGCTTGCGGAGGGTGAGCGGGATGAAGACCCGCATGGTGGTGAGTGCGCTCATGCTGCCAACTCCTGTTTCGGCGTGACCATCTCGCGGATGACCGACCCGAGCCCCTCGGTGCGCAAATCCACTGCCATGCCATCAGAGCTGACCGTGACCCGCTCGATGAGCAGCCGTGCGATACGAGCCTGCTCGGCCGGGAACAGCGATTCCCACAGCCCGTCAAAGCCCGACAGCGCGGCGACGACATCACGCTCGGCGAGGTCCGGGTCAATCCGGAGCGCGGCTTCCACTGCCCGGGCCGCGACCTCGGGGGTGCGCAGCAGAGACCGGATGTGTTGGACTACGGCATTCTCCACCATCCCGGCGTTCAGGCGGACAAACCTGTCGGTGCCTTCACCGGCGCGATTCCGGATGGCGTCCATCGAGGTATAGTAGCGATAATGGCGGCTGCCCTTCTTGGTGGCGGTCGGCGTCATGGCAATGCCGGTGACGGTGAATATCAGTCCCTTGAGCAGCGCCGGAGTCTGGGCGCGGGTGTTGGCCGCCCGTTCCCGGGGACTCTCCTGCAGGATGGAATGCACCTGATCCCAGAGTTCGGGCGTGATGATGGCCTGATGTTCGCCGGGATAGCTGGTGCCCTTGTGGACTGCCTCGCCGAGATAAACCCGGTTGCGGAACAATTTGTAGAGGAACCCCTTGTCGATGGGTTTGCCGCGCTTGTTGAGGGTGCCATTTGCCACCAGCTCTCGCGTCAGCGTCGTAGCGGAGCCCAGCTCGACAAACCGCTCAAACATATGGCGGACCGTGGCCGTCTCGGCTTCATTGACGATGAGCTTGCGGTCGACCACATCATACCCCATCGGCACGAAGCCGCCCATCCACATGCCTTTTGCGCGGCTGGCAGCGAACTTGTCGCGGATCCGTTCGCCGGTGACCTCGCGTTCGAACTGGGCGAACGACAGCAGGATGTTGAGCGTCAGCCGCCCCATGCTGGTGGTCGTGTTGAAGGCCTGCGTGACCGACACGAACGTGACCCCGTGCCGGTCGAACACCTCGACCAGCTTGGCAAAATCCATCAGCGAACGGCTGAGGCGGTCGATCTTGTAGACCACGATCACGTCGACAAGCCCGGCCTCGATATCCTCGATCAGGGTTTTCAGCCCCGGGCGATCGAGCGTCCCGCCCGAGAACCCGCCGTCATCATAGCGTTCGCGCATCAGGGCCCAGCCTTCGGCGCGCTGGCTGGTAACGTAGGCCTCGCAGGATTCGCGCTGCGCATCGAGGCTGTTGAACTCCATGTCCAACCCTTCCTCGCTCGATTTGCGGGTGTAGATGGCGCAGCGCAGACGGCGCCGGGGGGTCATCTCCGTCATCGTGCGTCTCCCCTGGCTTCACGCAGGCCGAAGAAGCGATAGCCGTTCCAGCGTGTGCCGGTGATGTCGCGGGCGACCGCCGACAGCGACTTGTAGCGGCGGCCCTGCCAGTTGAACCCGTCCTTCATCACGGTGATGACGTGCTCCGCCCCATCCCATTCGCGCACCAGCCTCGTACCGATGACCGGATTGCGTGGGTCGCTGATCACCAACTTCCTCACCTTCTTGCCCTCGACCTCGTCGGCCAAGGCATCAAGCAGCCGGGTGACCGGCTTGGCCAGCCCGCCCCAGGTCAGCTCCTGGATTCTGTAGGCCAGCCGCTGCTCTAGAAACGATCGGCTGTTGTTGGGCGCGGCCGATCCCATCAAGGTTTGCCATTCGGTTTTCAGCTCCCCGACCGTCACCGCCTTCAGCGCGGCCAGCCTGGCCAGCACCTGGGCGTTGCCTGCCGCTACCTTCATTGTCTGAATTTGCATTATCGTCCTCCAATCCGGGCTCGTGCCCGGGAACAACTGACGCTCCTGGTGGGCAGGATTGCGAGTGAACTATCTCCGCAGTCGGCAGATATAAAACTGGACTTGTCCGCCATGCGCAGGACGCCGGCAGCGAGTATCCTGCCCAACTCGGACAGTCGGGCGTCAGTTGTCATTTTGGTCGGGCAAAGGCCATTTGGTTTGGATGTCTGGCTGGGCATTGAGACCGTTCGCAATTGAGGTTGATTGCCAAAACGGTAAGCGCGACGATCATAGAAACAAGCAATATCATATAGTTGTCGTGTTCTTGCGAAATCATGAGAAATGGTTCGATGTTCGAGCACCGCACTGTCCAAGGCCGCAGAACGGACGGCAAGAAAATCTGCGCAATTTGATTCGCGGTGGCCGTGGTCGAAGCAAGGGGCGCCGTTTGCGGCGAGCTCTATGTATCAAGAATGGTCGGCTGCTGAACTGCACCAAGGCTCCACTACGGTGCCGACGGGCGGATTGCCCTTCGAGGTCTCGGACGAAATCAGGCGGGATGCCACGAGCGATGCGCTGATGACCACGGTAATGATTGAAAGAAAACAACAAATGGATAGCTTGTGTCCTGATCGCTTGGTTTTAGCGACAGGGGGGCATCCATGGGGCACGTCAGGCTTGGCAAATTGCCGGCATCTCGGAAATGGAAAGATATCGTTGCCTATCTCGCCGCCGGAGACGTCGACGTCGGGCAGCTGGCGAATGCCATCTACAAGGCAACTGAAAAGGCCCTGAAGCGAGCAGCAACTGATGCAGCGTTCGTCGAGGTGTGCTGGTTGTTAATCAAAATTCCACAGGCCGCAAAATCCGCTGATTTCGCTGCTGCTCTCAAAGTGATTGGAATTGAAGGCCCGCCAGCTCCGTCCCTGTTGGATGTGGTGATCGGCTTTGACGCCGCTATCGAAAAGGTCATTCGTCGGGCCGACACGCACATCACCGATTTGGGCGAGATGTCGCGCCAAGCCGGGATTGCAGCCCTCTATGAAGTGGCGCAGGAGCGGCTTCCATCTCTTTGGCAGGCAGGCGGTGACGACGAGAGGACGACGCTGGCTACCTTGGCTTCACCGGACAAGTTTGGTGAACTTGCCCAACGGTTTTTCACGAAGCTGACAGAGCGCAACATCCTCTACTACCTGGACCGGGAGTGGCCCAAGCATATTGGCAGGGACAAACTGGCACATTCGCTTGGCGACATGTCACTTCTCAATCGTTCTGTTCGTCGTCATTGTGAAGAGTCGACGCTCATCATGCGCGGTTTCTCGAAAGATTGGCTGGCAAAGAACGTATACGTCAAAGACCGACAGATCTCACGTTTGCAGACGCGCAACTTCGCTTCCTTCGCCTTGAAGAAGATAAGTGCGGAATTGGCAGAAAGGGCATCGTCCGGTGGGGTTTGAATTCGCCTGCGGGGGTCTGGATGTCGTCTCGACGCTGGGAGGCGACCGCCGGGCACTGGATGTGCAAGGGGCAGCTAGGAACATAAATCTCCGGATCACAGATATCAGCAAGGCGCTGGTCAGCGATATCCCCGATGTCCTGCTCGATCTGCTTGAGGTCGCGGCCTATGTCTATTGCGCAGATCAGCAGACGCGCCGTGGTTCAGAATTTCTGACCGACTATGGCACCGACTGGCGCCGTGAGATGGTCTTTCGAATTCCGGTACGCGCACATAGCATCTGGCAGCGTCAGGAAGTTCGGGACGGTCTGGCGGATATGCTCGGCTTCCTGGCGGACGACCACTATACATTTGAGTTTGTCCGGGCGCAGTCCCCGTTGGCGGCGAGCGAAGCCTACTTCTCCGACCTCACCGATCGTGCCGATCAGCCCGATGAAATAGCCCTCTTTTCGGGCGGGCTGGATTCATTCGCCGGGGTGATCGAAGCGCAGGCAGAAGGTAAAAAAATGGTGCTGGTCGGTCACCATTCAGCACCCAAGATATTCAATATTCAAAAGCAGCTGGTTGACGCGCTGAACCAACGCGCTTGCGGTCCGCGACTCTTCTTCGTTCCGGTGAACATCACAAACACGGGCTCAGTCCCTGTCGAATATACGCAGCGCACAAGGTCTTTCCTGTTCGCAGCACTAGGTGTCGTTGTCGCCAGGATGTTCGGCAAAGATGAAATCACATTTTACGAGAACGGGGTGGTCAGCCTGAATATTCCGATTGCCGGGGACGTCCTGGGAGCTCGAGCCACCCGGACCACGCATCCCAGAGTAATCCGGGGTTTCGAGACGTTCTTCTCATCGCTGCTTGAACGAGAGATCATTGTCCGGACACCATTTCAATGGCTGACCAAAACCGAGATAGTTCGGAAGATTGACGCGTATGGCGCGGGCGAGTTGCTTGCCCAAACGAATAGCTGCACTCGTCCACGTGTCATGTCGATAAAGCGCCCTCATTGCGGGGTGTGCTCGCAATGCATCGATCGCCGGTTCGCCGTGCTTGCCGCCGGCCTGGGCAATATGGAGGCTTCCGGTCTCTACGGCGTGGATCTCCTGACCGGCGACCGTACTCACGATCGCGACGTGCGGATGGCAGCAGCGTATGTGAAGTTCTTTCGGGATTTTCGGGACACCCCCAGAAACCGGTTTATTGGCGAATATCCGGAAATCGTTTCCGCGCTCGACCACCTCCATGACACACCGAGGGACCAAGCGGCCGACCGCATATACGAGATGTACATGCGGCATCATGAGGACGTCATAGGAGTGCTCAACAGCGGTGTCGCGGCACACCTTCCTCAATTGACGAGCGGCGGGCTTCCAGCTGGGTCCTTGCTTGCCATGCTGTTTAATCAGAACCGGATCGAAATAGCCGAGCCATCTGGCTATCAGGAAGAAGCCCGGACGTTTGTGGATCGGCTCGCAGCACCTGTCTGTGAATTCGCGGTCGATGCGAGCGCGCGCAAGATCAGGTTCCGAGGCGACGTTGTGCTGGAAGGGAAAAGTTTTGAGCTTTTCGAGGCGCTGCTTCCCATGTTCCGGGAGGGCAAGTCGGATGGCCACGAAGTTGCATCCATCCAGGCGCTGGATCTGGCTAATAAGCTCAGTCTCACAGATCAATCGCTTCGCCAGCAGGTAAACCGCCTGCGCAAGGCAATCACCGAGGATATCGTTCTCGGCCAAGGGCTGCCCTTTGATGAGAACGATATCATCGAGAACCAGCCCGGGAAAGGCTATCGAATCAACCCGGGGCTTCAAGAAATTTCGCTGGGTGACCTGCTGCGAAAATAAGCGATGTCACATCGCAAGCACGCCCATGTCACAGCCATGATGCGCACGCCCCCGGAATCCTGGAGATTCATAGTGGGTGAACGTCACAACTAATTTCGGCGCTGATTATATCGCGAAACGCCCACTCCAACGAAAATCGACGTACTTCCAAGGGGCTCCTCGAAGCCCGGGAAACCTCGGTTCAACGGAGTGGTATCATGACAAAGCACCTCAATCAGATCGATCTCGCTGATCGCTGGAATATCTCCCACCGCACGCTCGAGCGCTGGCGTTGGGTCGGCGAAGGGCCGCAGTTCGTCAAGCTCGGCGGCCGCGTGGTTTACCGCCTTGAGGACGTCGAGGCGTTCGAGGCAGAACAGTTGCGCGACCGCACGGCGCGCCAGAATCCGGGAGCGCTGTAGCGTGCGTTGCCACATCTTCTTGGCGACCCTTCCGGCGGAGCAGGTCCTGTGGATCGTCATTTTTCTCAGCCGCTAGGCGGCACCCCCGCCATTCCCGATCCGGCGCAAATCGCGACGTTCATCGATGTAGTCTGCGGCCACTGCGACGGCCTCATCCCCGTGCGTGCGTATGTCGACAAGGGTCAGGATTTGAACCGCGCGCCGCAGACCATCTGGACGCCTGCAGACGCTGCAGCCGCTTCCAAAATCGCGGACTTTTCGCGGTTGGCCGCCGATGCGGGAATGGGCGTGTTTGTCTTGCCGGGTACCGTCGCGGAGACCGGACAGGCGAAGGCCGCTGATGTCCGGCAAATGCAGACGATCCTCGTCGATCTCGACCATGGTGACATCAATGCCAAGCGGGATCACCTTGCGCTTCATCTCGGGGAGCCGACGCTCGAGATCGCGTCTGGCGGGCTGACCACTGAGGGGCAGTGCAAGTTGCACCTCTACTGGCGGCTGTCGGAACCAGCAGCGGGCGACGATATCGCGCTCCTGTGCCGGGTGCGCGGCGAAATCGCTGGTAAGGTCGGTGGCGATCTATCCTTCCGGTCGGCCCATCAGCCGATCCGCGTCGCAGGCAGCATATACCGGAAAGGTGGCGAACGGCGCCTCGTAAACATTCTGCATCACCGGGGCGCGAACGAAGCCCACCTCCAAGAGGTGGCCGCAGCCGTCACCGCGATGCCGATGCTGCCGGGACTCATTGCCGCTATCCATCCATCGACATCAAAACCTTCCCTCGACACGATCCTGACCAATCCGGTGCGTGAAGGTGGTGAAGATGCGTGGACACGGTTTGACGGCGCAAGCGCTGCAATCGGTCACTACGTGCGGATGGTCCATGAGGGTCGGCTCAGCAAGACGGAAGGCTGGGAGGCAATCTGCGAGTTCAATGCCGCCATGCTGCGGCCCAGCTGGCCACTTGAGCGGCTGCGTGAGGAAGCCGATCGCATTTCGAAGCGCCATTATGAGCGCAACGGGCCCGCGGCCGCTGTGACTGTCGCCCGCGCACCTCGGTCGCTGCCAGCCTTATCGCTGGGTGCGCTGCTTGATGACAGCGGCCCGATGCCCGACGATATCATCGCCCCTCGCGTTTTGACCCCCGGCGGCATGCTGGTTGTGGGCGGCGCACCCAAGGTGGGCAAGAGCGATTTTTTGATCTGCATGCTCGTGCACCTGGCAGCTGGTCGGCCATTTTTGCGGTTCACGCCCCCTCGGCCGCTGCGGATTTTCTACCTTCAGGCCGAGATACAGTACCATTATCTGCGCGAACGATTGCAGGCGATCCGCCTCGATCAGCAGGTTTTGGCGGCGGCGCGGGATAATCTCATCGTGACGCCAAAACTGAACCTCTTGCTTGACGAAAAGGGCGTCGCGCTCGCGAGCGACGCGATCGCCAGGTATTTTCCGGACGCGCCGCCAGACATCATCTGCATCGATCCCATTCGTAATGTGTTCGACGGCGGCCCCGAGGGCGGTGGGGAAAACGACAATGCCGCCATGCTGTTTTTCCTGCAGCAGCGGGTCGAGGCCCTGCGTGACGCTGCCGCACCTGACGCAGGCTTGATCCTCGCTCACCATACCAAGAAGCTGACGAAGAAGCAGGTGGGGGAGGATCCGTTCCAGGCGCTGTCCGGTGCGAGTTCGCTGCGCGGTTTCTATACCTCAGGCATCATCATGCATCGTCCGCTGGAAGGCCGCGGCGAGCGACGGCTCGAGATCGAACTGCGCAACGGCCCGGCCCTTGAGCCGATGCTGATCGACAAGCGTGGCGGGCAGTGGATGGAGGTGGATGCCAATAATGACCGGCTGGTACGCCAGGAAATCGGTGGCCTCCTGGATGCCGAACGCGTGCGTAAGCATGACGTAATTCTCGGGATCCTGCTCGACGAGGCTGCGGCTGGACGGCTGTACACCTCGACGCAGTTTGCCGAGAAATTCGAAAACCAGGCAGGTCTTGGCGGCAAGCACACCATCCGGGACCGTATCAGCGTGCTCGCGACCAAGGGCTACATCAAATTCGTGCGCGAGGGCGCCTCCTATGGCCTGGGCGGGACGACATCCAAGTTCGGCTTCATGTGCACCGAAGGCATGGCCTTTCCCGGGACCGATGAGGTCGCCGATGGGGACACCGGTGAGTTGCATCGCGACATGCTCGATGTCCTGCCGAGCCACTTCAAATGTCCGCAGTCAGGAGGTCCGCTGCCGGTCGAGAATCCACGGATCTGGGTCTATCCGGAGGAGGATCAGTGACCGCGCTCCGGACAAACGCGCCCTGCGCAGGTTTTCGCACAATCCAGTTGCGGAAGTTGCGGCGAACATCCGTAACTGCATCCGAAGAACTCCGCTGCCCTTCGCCGGGATGCGCGCAATCCAGTTGCGGGCGGTTTTCGCAACTACCCCCGCAGACCTGCGCAACGATGCGCCGTGACGCCTACAATCCAGTTGCGGACGCACTAGCGGGTTTCGTCTTCCGCAACTTCAATTGTTGGCAGTTTTCTGGGGGTTTCAGACCTCTGTTAAGTTGTCGGTGTGTAACCCCCATTCTAAAGAATGGGGGCGCACCCCGTGAGGTGTGCGTCCCCCATCAGAATGGGAACCCGCGTCTCGTCGTTTCAGCTCATCAGCGCGCGCCTCCCTGATCAGCTGATCCGCGTCTCAAATTATCAGTCCCGGAAAATATGCAACGGAGACCTGTATGGCTTCGCATACCCCCGCTTTGCCCATCGGCATCGCATCCACTTCCATGACCCCCGGTTCAGTATCGCCGGTCCGCATCCCATTCCCTGCCCTCCGCCCAAGCGGTGTCGGTGCATCATCGGCTCCGGCAGGGGAGGCAGCACAATGAAGTGGCATCCCCGCGGTTATGGCGGCGAGCGCCGCAGCCCAGATGAAGTAAAACGCGATGGCTGGAGGGAAATGGGCGTGCTCGCCATTTCGGCCGTCGACCCCCGGCTGTCCTGGCCCGAACGCGAACTCGTCCGTCAATTGGGAGAGAAGCTCTACGGACCATCGTCCGCAGCAAGGAAGGTGAGCGATGGCGCGCGGTCGTAAGCGGAAAGCAGGTCCGCGGCATCCTTCGGGCAAACTGGTGCAGCCCGGCACCGGCAAACTCCAGCGCGAGGCAATGGCAACCGTAATCGAGGCCCGGCAGCGACATTATGGCGTGACGGCAAAGCAGGCCAGTGACGCACGGCTCGGCACCGCGCTGGGACGGATTGCGTTCGCGGGCAAGGTCACTGCCGACCAGTACGCAGCTGGCGAGATGTATGGGAAGATCATGGCCCGCAATCGCGCCGTGATGGGCCTGCCTATGGATCAACCTCGCTCGGTCACGGCGCTGCTGATCAACGAGGGGATCTTCGGCGGCAGTGCGCCTGACCATGATCCCGAGCTGATTGTGAAGGTTCGTCGCCGCGCGGCCAGTGCGATCCTGATGCTTCGTTCCGCTGATAGCGATGTCCCGGGCACGGCCGGCCGCAGGCCCAGCATCCTCGTCCATGCGGTCGTCTGCCACGAGGCGGAAGCATCGAACTGGTCTGCGGCTGACATCGTCAACCTTGGCCATGGTCTGCACGCCCTGTGTCGTCTGTTCCGTATTGGCGGCGACAGTTCGTGAACAGATTCCCTTGCCTACCATGATAGCTAACGAACTGAATCTGTTGGATTATTATTCCATATTCCATTGACCTAACTTGCCAACTGCTGTAGGCCTTCCGAAATAGAGAATTAAGAACTGCGCCCGGAGCCCACAGGCTTTCGGGCGTATTTCGTTTGAGGTTACGCACATGGCTGAGCGACTGCGCGGACGGGCTGCTGTCACCCAGCGCCGCCGCCGCCTCCAGGCCGAGCCGCTTTGCCGGGACTGCAAGGCGAAGATGATCATCACGGCAGCGACCGTGCCCGATCACATCTTTCCGCTCACCCAGGGCGGCAGCGACGACGACAGTAATATCCGCTGCCTCTGCGCCGACTGCCACAAGGCCCGCACCGCCGAGCAGTTCGGACTTCGCAGGACGGTCCCCACCGGCCCCGATGGCTGGCCGATCGGCTAACCGCCCCCGGGGGAGGTCAAAACTCTGGGGCCTGCGGGACGGAAACCGCCCCCGTACCTTTCTTTTCACCACCGCAAGATAGCTAGGGAGGGTCGATGACAATCCAAGTTGAGGCCCGGCCGGTCGCCGCGCTCATTCCCTATGCCCGCAATTCGCGCACGCACACCGATGCGCAGGTGGCTCAGATCGCGGCAAGCATCCGTGAGTTCGGCTGGACGAACCCGATCCTGATCGACGGCGCCGATGGAGTCATTGCGGGCCACGGCCGGCTGCTCGCAGCTCGCAAGCTCGGCCATGTAGACGTACCGTGCATTGTCCTTGATGGCCTAACCGAGACGCAGAAGCGGGCACTGATCATCGCCGACAACAAGCTGGCCATGAATGCTGGCTGGGACCAGGCGATGCTGGCACTGGAAATTGGCGAGCTGGTCGCGGCGGACTTCGACACGGGCTTGCTCGGATTCTCTGATGACGAGATGGCGGCGCTGACCGTCGACAAGACCGAGGGCCTCACCGATCCCGACGAGATTCCCGAGGCGCCTGCCGATCCCGTTTCGGTGCTGGGCGACGTCTGGCTGATGGGAAAGCATCGGATTGTCTGCGGGGATTCGACCGACGCGGATTGCGTCGCGGCCGCGCTGAACGGCGTGGTGCCGCATTTGATGGTGACCGATCCGCCTTATGGGGTGGAGTATGATGCCAGTTGGCGTGTGGACGCGGGCCTGAACAAGGACACTGCCGCGCACGGCAAGGTCATGAACGACGACAAAGCCGATTGGACCGAAGCGTGGGCGTTGTTCCCCGGCGACGTGGCCTATGTCTGGCACGCCGGGCTCCATGCCGGCACGGTCGCCGACAGCCTCGCCACAGCGGGCCTTGTGCCGCGTTCGCAGATCATCTGGGCGAAGAACCAGATGGTGATGAGCAGAGGCGACTATCACTGGCAGCACGAGCCCTGCTGGTATGCCGTCCGCAAGGGCAAGCCGGGCCGTTATGATGGGGGCCGCAAGCAGACCACCCTCTGGCAGATCGATAAGCCCAAGAGGTCCGAAACCGGCCACTCCACCCAAAAGCCCGTCGAGTGCATGAAACGCCCGATCGAAAACAACAGCAGCGCGGGGCAGGCGGTTTACGAGCCGTTCTCCGGCAGCGGAACGACCATCATTGCTGGGGAAATGACGGGCCGCTCCATCCACGCGATCGAGCTCAACCCGGCCTATGTCGACGTAGCGATCATCCGCTGGCAGGAGTTCACCGGCCTGCAGGCGACGAAGGCTGACGGCCGCCTGTTCGATGACATGCGGGCCGCGCGGGATACCAAGGTCGCCGCCTGATGCCAGGGCCACCGAGGAAGCCGACCGCGCTTAAGATCGTTGCCGGCAATCCTGGCAAGCGGGCGCTGCCTAGGAAGGAACCGAAGCCGCGCGGCAATCTGTACGATCCGCCGGCATGGTTGACGGAACAGCAGCTGATCGGCTGGGAGTACGCGATCGAGACAGCGCCCTATGGCCTGCTCAAACGGGTAGATCGGTCGACGCTGGTGGCATGGGTCATCGCGGAAGACCTCCACCGTCAGGCGGCGCAGAAACTGAATGCAGGCGCCTTGCTGATCAAGACACCGAACGGGATGCCGGTGCAGTCGCCGTACATCTCGATCGTGAACAAGCAGGCGGCGATCATGATGAAGGCAGCGAGCGAGATGGGGTTCACCCCTGCGTCGCGGTCCCGCGTGGAGGTAGATGGTGGGGACGAGGATGAGGACCCCGCAGACGCCTTCTTTGCCCGACCGAACTAAGGATTATGCCGAGGGTGTGGTCTCGGGGGAGATCGTCGCCGGCCCGCATGTTCGCAACGCCTGCCGTCGTCATCTGGACGACTTGAAGCGCACCGACGGCATCTGGTTTGACCATGACGGTGCGGTGAGGGCTTTCGGTTTTTTCGAGCAAGTTCTGAGATTGTCGGAAGGCCAGTTCGAGGGGCTGCCGTTTCAGCTTCACCCCAGCCAGGCGTTCATCATCGGATCGCTGTTCGGGTGGAAGCGGGCGAACGGGATGCGGCGGTTTCGCCGTGCCTATATCGAGCAGGGAAAGGGCAACGGGAAAAGCCCGCTCGCTGGCGGCATCGGCCTGTACGGCATGACGGCGGACGGGGAATCCGGCGCGCAGATTTACGCGGCTGCGGCGAAGAAGGAGCAGGCGAATATCCTGTTTCAGGACGCCTGCAAGATGGTTCGCGCGGCTCCGGCGCTGGAGAAGCGGCTGGATTTTTCGGGCGGCATGGGCCGCGAGTTCAATATCGCCCACCATGCCAGCGGATCATTCTTCCGGCCGGTGTCGAGGGATACCGGCAAGACGGGATCAGGCCCCCGCCCCTATTTCGTGCTGGCCGATGAGGTCCACGAACTGCCCGATCGCAAGATTCTGGAGATGCTTGAGCGGGGGTTCAAGTTCCGCCGCGAGCCGCTGCTGTTCATGATTACGAACAGCGGGTCGGATCGCAACTCGGTTGCTTGGGAGGAACATGAGCACGCGATCAAGGTCGCAGCCGGCAATATCGATGCGGTGACGGACCCGACCTATCTGGGCGCCGTCATCGACGACACGACGTTCAGTTTTGTGTGCAGCTTGGATGAGAGGGACGATCCCCTGAATGATCCGTCTTGCTGGATCAAAGCGAACCCGCTGCTCGGCGTGACGATCACGGTGGAATATCTGACCGAGGTGGTCGCGCAGGCCAAAGCCATCCCCGGCCAATTGAACGGCATCCTGCGGCTTCACTTCTGCGTCTGGACCGATGCGGAAACGGCGTGGATGACGCGGGCGACGTTGGAACCGCGCCTCGCTGATTTCGACATCGCCGATCATCATGGCGAAAAGGTCTGGCTCGGGCTGGATCTTTCGCAGAACCGGGACATCACGGCCCTGGCGGCAATCATCCGCACCGGCACCGATGAGCATAACAAGCCGATGTTTGATGCCTGGGTCGAGGCATGGACGCCCGGCGACACGATCCAGGCGCGCGAGATGCGGGACAAGCTGCCCTATGCCGTCTGGGTGCGGCAAGGCCACATTCACGCGCCGCAGGGCGAGAGTATCAATTACCGGTACGTCGCGCAGACGCTGGCTGAATATAACCGCGATTTTGAGGTGCAGCTGGTCGCCTATGATCGCTTCGCCTTCAAGCGGTTCGAGGAAGATGTCGACGAGATCGGCTTGTCGCTGGCCTTTGCGGAGCATCCGCAAGGCGGGCTGAAGAAGGGCAAGCCACTGGTGGCCGGTGGTGAAGGGCTATGGATGCCCGGATCGCTGCGGATGCTGGAAGATGCGCTTTTGGAAGGGCGCATCCGCCTGAAAAGCAACCCGGTGCTCATTTCCGCGATGATGAGCGCGGTCACTGAATCGGACAAATGGGAAAACGCATGGCTCGCCAAATCGCGGTCGGTCAACAAGATCGACGCTGCGGTGGCGCTGTGCATGGCGATGGGGGCGGCAATGGGAGATGATTCATCGGGCTCCGTTGACGCCTGGCTGTCGAGCCTTGCCGCGTGAATTTTCTGCAGAAGGCCATCGAGTGGCTAGGCTTCGGCGACCCTTGGGTTAGCCGCCAAGACGGCACGAACTTTCGAACGAACACGGTCACGCTGGCTGATTATGATGATGCCATAGCGGCAGGCTCGGGAAGCGTTTTGGGATTGGCCACAGCCTGGGCTTGCGTCAATCTGGTGGCCGGCACCATCGGGTCGCTCCCGCTGGCTGTGACACGCGCATCACGCGGCGGGGTTGATGAAGAAGAGTGGGATCATCCGCTCTACCGGGTGCTCTACGAGAGCCCGAACGCGGATCAAACGTCAGTCGATTACATGGAGTTTGTCGCAGCCTCGGTAGAGCTGCACGGCAACAGCTACAGCGAGATCGAACGCGCCGCCAATGGCCGCGTCATTGCGCTGGGCGTGCCGATCCCGCCGGAGTCGGTGAAGGCCCGCCGGGCGTCGAGCGGCGACATCGAATATGAGTGGACGCAAAATGGAGTTATAAGCCGCGTCCCACAAAGCCGGATGCTTCACGTCCGAGGATTCGGCGGCTCGCCGCTTGGGGGCATGTCCACTATTGCCGCCGGCCGGAAAACATTCGGCATGGCGTTGGCTATCGACAGGGCTGCCGCCGCGACGTTCCGCAACGGCGTTCGGGCCTCCGGGATTTTGTCCACTGACAAGGTTCTGACCGCCGAACAGCGCGCTTTGGCTGAGCAACTTCTGCTCGAAAAACATCAGGGCGCCATCAATACTGGCACCCCGTTCCTGCTGGACAATGGCGTCAAGTGGGAGGCGCTGTCGATCAACCCGGATGATGCCCAGATGCTGGAAAGCCGGGCATTTTCGGTCGAGGAAGTCTGTCGCATGTTTCAGGTGCCGCCGCACCTGATCGGACATACGGCCGGGAACACCCAACTCGGCAGTAGTATCGAGCAGCAGACCCTTGCATTCCAGATATTCACGCTTCGTCGGCGCCTGAAACGCATCGAAAAATCATTAGAGAAGCAGTTGCTAACGCCCGCAGACCGGGTGCGAGGCCTAAAGATAAAGTTCAATTTGGAAGGGCTGCTTCGTGGGGATAGCGCCGCCCGCGCTCAGTTCTACCAGATGGCCCTCCAAAACGGATGGATGACCATCAACGAGGTGCGCAAACTTGAGGGTCTGCCTCCAATTGAGGGTGGCGACATCATCAGAATGCAAATGCAGAACGTGCCGATCACGGATTTGATGGGCAATGGCGGCGGGCCACCGCTGGAGGACGCGGCATGAACGAACTTGATTTCACGCTCGACGCCAAGGCGATCGACGACGACGGCAATATCGAGGGCCTGGCGGTCGGCTATGGCGACATCGATCACGGCGGCGATCAGGTCATGCCAGGCGCGATCACCGCCTCGATAGCGGGCCGAAAGTCCCTCCCGATGCTGCTTTATCACGACCAGAAGCGCCCGGCCGGCGTCTGGAACAGCTTTCAGGAGACCCGCGACGGGCTGCTCGTGAAGGGCCGCTTCTCCATGTCCACCCGCTACGGCAAGGAAGCCCACGGGCTCGCCAAGGATGGCGCGCTGGGCGGCCTTTCGATGGGCTATAAGACGATCCGTCAGCGCTTCGAGGGCAAGGCCCGGCAGTTGATCGAAGTGGCGCTGCACGAAATCTCGTTGGTGACGATCCCGATGAATGATCGGACGCGCATCATCAGCGTCAAATCCGTTTTGGAGGACGGCAAGTTGCCGTCGCTCCCCGCCTTTGAGGAGTTCCTGCGCGAGGTAGGCTTCTCGAAAACGCAGGCCGCCGCAGTCGCGGGCAAGGGCCTGTCTCATCTGCTCCGGGGTGAGCCCGGCAGTGAACCCACCGTCGACTTCATGTCGGCACTTGCGGCGCAACTTCGCGCCTGATCTCACCCCAACAAGGAATTTGAAATGTCCGAGATGAAAACCGCCGAGCAGCTTGCCGGCGAAGTGAAAGCCGACTTCGACAAGAAGTTCGACGAACTAAAGGCAATCGCCACCGATGCTCTCGGTAAGGCCGAAAAGGGCGAGCCGCTTGCGGCTGGCGCCAAGCAGACCGCCGATGAGGCGATCGTTGCCGTCAACGAAGCCAAGGCCCGTCTCGACGAGATGGAGCAGAAGATGGCTCGTCAGCGCGATGAGGCTCCGCGCCGTCCGCGTTCTGCTGGCGAAATGTTCGTCGCCAACGATGAGGTCAAGGCATTCCTCGCGGATCAGCAACCCGGCAAGCGCATCGGCGCCGAGGTCAAGGCGATCATCACCTCGCTAACCACCGATGCCGATGGCTCGGCAGGCGACCTGATCGTTCCTGACCGCAAGCCGATGGTTGATCCCGTCGAGCGCCGTCTGACGGTACGCGACCTGCTTACTCCGGGTCAGACCAGCTCGAACGCCATCCAGTATCCGAAGGAGACCGGCTTCACCAATTCCGCCGCTGCTCACTCGGAAACCAGCGGTGCCACGAAGCCGCAGTCTGAACTGAAGTTCGACCTCGTTACGGAGTCGGTGAAGACCATCGCTCACTTCGTCATTGCCCACCGCAGCATCTTGGACGACGTGCCAATGCTGCGCAGCTACATCGACGGTCGCCTGCGCTACGGCCTGGGCTATGTCGAGGACAATGCGCTGCTCAACGGCGCGGGCGGTGCTGATCTGAGCGGCATCTACACCCAGGCGACCGCTTCGACCGCCAATCTCGCGGTCATCGCAACGCCCACATGGCTCGACGTTCTCCGGGCGGCGATGCTGCAGGCTTCGCTCGCGAACATCCCGCCCACGGGCATCGTCCTCAATCCGGTCGACTGGTTCAAGATCGAGACGACCAAGGACACGGCCGGCGCCTACATCATCGGCAATCCGCAAGAGGCGACCAATCGCCGCCTGTGGGGTCTGCCGGTGGTCGAAACTCCGGCTATGACGGCGGATAAATTCCTCGTTGGCGCGTTCAAATATGGCGCGCAGATCTTCGACCGCATGGATGCGCGCGTCGAGATTTCGACCGAGGATGCTTCCAACTTCAGGCAGAATCTGGTGACCATCCTTTGCGAGGAGCGCCTGGCCCTCGCGGTCTACAACACGCTCGCCTTCGTGAAGGGCGACTTCAGCGATCAGGTCACCGATCTGACCTCGTAATAATTGGAGGGGCTGGCTTCGGCTGGCCCCTCTTTTTCTGACCGCTGCGCGCAGCCGTCTGGAAAGGAGAATTTCCAATGACCAATGTGAAGATGAAGGCCACCGATCAGATCCTCATATCCTCGGTGAAGTCAGACACCCTGCGGCCCGGCGAAGAGTTCGAAGTGAGCGCGGCAGTCGCCGACGATCTCGAAAAGCGGGGCCTCCCCGTCGAGCGCGTCGAGGTCAAGGCCGAGCAGGCGCCGGAAAACAAAATGGAGCCGGTGCCGGAAGACAAGAAGGCAGCCGCGCCGCTGGCCAAAAGGAAGTAAGATGGCTCGCACCTCTCGCTATACCCCCGCGGGCCGGCGCGCGGCGAGCCGGGCTTGTGATGCCGCCTTGAAGCTCCCAGTCTGCTCGGTTCTGCCGGCGATCACGGGGGATCTATACCAGGGCGAAACGCTCACTTGCTCCTCGGGAACGTGGAGCAACACGCCCGACAGCTACGCCTATCAGTGGCACCGCGATGGGACGGCGATCATCGGCGCGACCGCTGCTACCCGCGTGCTGGCGCTTGCCGATGCCGGCGCCGCTATGAGCTGCACAGTGACAGCGACCAACTCGGGCGTGCCTGCGGTAGCGACCAGCGCAGCGACTGCTGCGGTTCTGGGTGATCCGACCTTCTCGGTACAGCCGTCTATCACCGGCACGGCGCAGGAGGGTGAAACCCTGACCGGCGACGATGGCACTCACACTGGCACGAGCGCCACCTATCGCTGGTTGGCCGATGATGTGGCAATCGGCGGCGAAACGGCACTGACATTGGTGCTGGCGGTTGGCCAGGTTGGCGCGCTGATCACCTTTGAGGTGACGGCGATCAATGCGGCCGGCTCGACGGTCGCTACAAGTGCAGCAACCAGCGCAGTCATAGCGGCTTAAAGCCAGTGAGCCTGCGCCTTGTCACCGCCCCATCAACCTATCCGATCACCATGGCTGAAGCCCGCGCGCAATGCGGGATCTACATCTCGGATACAACTCATGACGCCAAGCTGTCGCCCGCCTATTTCGCGGCGATCAACCATGTGGAAAAAGTTCTTGGCCGGGCGCTAATGGCGCAGACATGGGAACTGGTGCTCGATAGCTTTTCGGACACGATGAAGATCCCGCTGGCCCCGGTCCAGTCCATTACTTCGGTCAAATATTACGATGCCGACGACGCTTTACAGACCCTATCGACCGATTGCTATGTCTTCGATGGCGTGAGCAACCCGCAAGCGGTGGTGCGCGCTCCCGATGCCTCATGGCCAGAGGTGGCGGACGGAATAAACAAAGTAATCATCCGTTTTGTCGCCAATTACACCACGGTCCCCGAGGCCGTGAAATTCGCCATTCTGGTGCTGGTTCGGGCCTGGTTCGATAATCCTGCCGATCCAGTGCCCCCCGCCGTCGACGCACTCTTGTGGCCCAATAGTGACTTGCTCGTATGAAATCCGGCAAGCGTGACAAGCTGATCACGATCCAGCATCGAGTAGTTACGCAAGACACGACCTATGGGACGGATGTTGTCACCTGGCCGCCCTTCCTCGCCAATATCTGGGCGGAAATGCAGGACGTTTTGCCTTCACGGGCCGAGCGGGTGGCGGAAGGGATCAGCCTCGCAAAGCGCCCATGTAGGGTCCGCATTCTCTATTATGACGGCATAACCTCGGACATGCGGATTTCATATGGCGCCCGCTATCTCCGCATTGTCGCGGGACCGGCCGAGCTGGGGCGCCGCGAAGGCATCGAACTGATGGCCGAGGAAATGTCCACCGAAGGGACGGCCCCATGATCGCGTTCAAGATCAAGGGCGGCAAGGAGCTGCACGCGCTGATGCAGCAATTGCCGGTGGAAGTGGAAACGAAGATCCTCCGCAACGCCATGGCGCGCGGCGCGCGGGTTATCGCCGATGAAGCCAAACTACGGGTGCCGGACGATGAGGGGCTTTTGCGCAAATCCATCAAGACCTCGCGCAATACGAAAAACGGCCAGGTCATCGCCAAGGTCAAGCTGAAAGGCCCGCACAGCTACGTCGGCACTTTCATGGAATACGGCGTGTTGCCGCACATCATCAGCGTGGCCGACGGCGAAGGGGCCATGAAGATAGGCAAAAACTTCGTGACGGGCGCCGTCAAGCATCCCGGCCACGCCTCGCATCCCTTCATGCGGCCGGCGCTCGACGCAAGGGCCGAAGAGGCGATCAACGTCATCGGTGAATATCTCGGCAGCTATCTGCGATTCGGCACGATCCAAGCCCCGGTTGTCGCTGTGGATGACGAGGAATGAACGGCGTCGCAGCGGTTCGGTCGGCGCTGGTCGCCAACGCGGCCCTGATTGCCCTTGTTCCCGCCGCGCGCATCGGCTCGGGCGTCCTGCCGCAAGGCACGGCGCTGCCCGCGATTTCGATCACCTCGGTATCCTCGGTTGACCGCAATATCCCCAATCCCAGCACCTATCGCCACGTCATGGAGCGGGTGCAGGTCACGGTAATGGCCGCGACCTACCCAAGCCAAAAGACCATCCTGAAGGCTGTTCGCAAGGCTGCGGCCGACACGATGCCGACTGTGACCGGGCTGGTCTCGGTAACAATCCATACGGACAGCGCCGGGCCGGATTTTATGTACGACGAAGCCAGCATCTATCTCGGGTCGCAGGATTTCAAAGTCACTTACAGCGAGGCACGATGATGAAGACCGCAATCGCCACCCGCCGCATCAGCCACGCCGGCGCCGAATATGCCAAGGGTGACAGCATCTCGCTCCCCGACGACCAGTTCGACGCGTGGGCAGGCGCGGGCATCGTCCGCGCAGCACCTAAGCCGACGCCGACGCCAATCAAGGCTCGGGCCAAGCCCGCCAAGTAGAAATTCCCCGCAAGGGAATGTCGCAGGCTCCCATTCTGGGGGCCTTTTTATGTGAGGCAGGATCATGACAGTCAGAACGTCTGCGGGGACGGTTATCTCTATTTCCGACGATATCCCCGCCACCTTCAACGAAGCCGGATATGAAGATGTTGGCGTCGTTTTTACCGCGATCGGCGAAGTGACCGACCTCGGCGAGTTTGGGCGCGAGTTTGCGCTGGTGACGCACAATCCCGTCGCTTCGCGCGGCACCGTGAAGAAGAAGGGCAGTTACAACGAAGGCACGATGAGCCTTTCGCTGGGCCTCGACACTGACGACGCCGGGCAGGTTATCGCCAAGGCCGCCGCCGCCTCGGACAATAACTATTCGTTCCGGGTCGTGATGCCATCCGGCGATTATTACTATTTCCAGGCTCAGGTCATGAGCTTCAAGGTTGGCGTCGGGTCGACCGACCAGATCACCACCGCCACCATCACCCTCGAAATCACAACCTCGGCCACCGGCATCGGTGTCGTCGAAGTGCTGGCATAAGGAGTAGCCTGAAATGACTGTCAAAACTTCCGCAGGGACGACCCTGAAAGTCCACGCCACGGCGCCCGCCACCTTCGATGCCAGCGGCTATAATGCCCTGACCATGACCACCGTGGGTGAGGTGACAGACCTCGGCGAATTTGGCCGGGAATATGCGCTCGTCACCCATAACCCGGTTGGCTCGCGCGGCACGGTCAAGAAGAAGGGTTCCTTCAACGAAGGCACCATGTCGATGTCGCTCGGCCTCGATACCGACGATGCCGGGCAGATCCTGCTCAAGGCCGCGTCGCTGTCGGACAACGATTATTATTTCACCGTCACGACCCAGAACGGCGATAAATATTATTTCGCCGCCCAGGTCATGAGCTTCAAGGTTGGCGTCGGGTCAACCGACCAGATCACCGCCGCCAGCGTGACGCTCGAACTGACCACCACATCGGCAGGCGTCGGCGTGGTCGAAGTTCTCGCCGCCTAACCCCGCACGACCTTCCCGGCCTGGCCGGGTGACTGCGCATCGGCCCGCCCCGTTCTCGCGGGGTTCGGGGTGGGTCGGTGCAACCTTCCCGCGAAAGGAATACCATGTTCGACATCACATCCGTTGCCGCATCCGAAACGTCCGTTCTCGAATTGGTCAGCGCCGCTGACGAGCCCTTGCTCGACGCGGACGGCAAGCCGCTGACCATCACCCTCTATGGCCCTGGCACGACGCAATTTGCCCGTGCCAGCCAGCGCCGCCAAAACAAGCTGCTGGATCGCCTGAAGAAGAAGGGCAAGGCCGACCTTTCTCCCGATGAGCAGACGGCCGAACAGGCGGATTTCCTCGCCTCCGTGACGGTCAGTTTCAACGGCTGGACCTATCCGCCAGCGGGCAAGGCGACCGGGGCGGAGCTGTTCAAAGCCGCGTATAAGGACCGCGCGATTGGCTTCATCGCCGATCAGGTGACCGCCTTTGTCGGCGACTGGGCAAATTTTACGAAGTCCTCGGACGCGAGCTAAGCCTCTACGTCCGCCAGCTGGCGTGGCTCAACACCGCGCCGGTTCCTGAAAAGAAAAAATCCCTCACAACTCCAGACGAGGCGGTCACAAGGTTCAAGCGCATGCAGGCCGAAGGGATAGACCCCCCGACGCCGCCTTGTGACGGCCTGTTTCTTGTCGAATATCTGATGGAGATCGGCCCTATCGTCCCGGCTGGGATGGGGGCCGGTTCTGTCAGTTGGCGCGACATTGCCGACTGGCAGATTTGCACCGGCATCCATCTGGAGCCGTGGCAGGCCAAGCTGATCAAACAGCTGTCGACCGATTACCTCAACATGAGCCGTGACGCTGAAAAGCCGGAATGCCCGGCGCCGTGGCTGAGCGACGAAGAAATCGACGCGAACCGGGATGCCGTGGGCCGCAAGGTTGCCAACGCATTCAAGGCGATCATGATGGCGAAGGGGGCGAAATAATGGTCAAGGCCGCCGCCACCCTTGAAATCCAATTGATCACCGATGTCGCGCGTCTGCAGTCCGATATGCGCGCGGCGCAGTCTGCCATTGAGGGCGCGATGGGTGGGGCGGCGCGGTCCACCAAGCCCGCGATCGACGCGATGAAGCAATACGCCAATGAGGCGAACGCCATCCGGTCGAAACTGGATCCGATGTTCGCGGCACAGCAACGCTTCAACAGCGAAATGGCATCGGCCGAAAAGCTGCTGAAGGTTGGAGCCATCTCCGAGCGCGAATATGCTGGGGCCATACAGGCGGCCCAGGCTGCATTGCAGGCGCATAGCGCGTCCCTGCATACCAATTCCGCCGCCCAGGGCGAAGCGCAGCGCGCCGCGATGGCCGCGAAACAGGCGCAGCTGGAAGCGGCAGAGGCGGCCCGCGTATCGGCCGCCGCCGCTGCGGAAACCGCCCGTCAGTCGGCCCTCTACGCTCAACAGGCAATGGCGCTCCGCGCGCAGCTCGACCCGATGTTCGGTGCTCAGCAGCGCTTCAATGCGGCGCTGGACCAGGCCGACGACCTCCTGCGTGCCGGGGCGATAACGACCCGTGAGCACACGGCGGCGATAGAGATGGCCCGTAAGTCGCTTCAAGGCCATGCGGCGGCCGTCGCGGGCTCGGGCGCGGCCATGACCGGGGCAACGCGGCCCATGCACCAGCTGACCGCCTCAGCGGGCGCACAGCGCGCCGGAATGCAGCAGCTCTCGTTCCAGATCGGAGACGTGTCCCAACAATTCGCGCTCGGCGTCAATCCGATGACGATCTTCGCCCAGCAGGGCGGCCAGGTTGTGCAGGCGTTGAGCCTGATGAAGGGCGGTGCGTCTGGCTTGATCGGCTTCCTTGCCGGTCCGTGGGGCGCTGTCATCTTGGGTGCGGTGATGATCGTCGGCATGCTCTCGGCGAAACTGCTCGATAACAAGGATGCCTCAAACGAGGCGGAAGCAGCGGCCAAGAAATTCGCGGATCGTCAGGCCGACATCGGCAACTTCATTGATTCCACGACGGGGAAGCTGAAAGAGCAGAATAGCACTCTGATCCAGAACGCGATCCTTCTGCGCCAGGCAAACATCGACAAGAACAAGCAGGAGATCAAAGACACCCGCAAATCAATTATGTCGGCGGTCGATCGAGTTGCGATTACCGGCACCACATTTACCGCCGAGCGGCAAGCTGGAGCCCCGGTCTTCGATCCTCAGATATTGGCCGTGGTGCGCGCCGCAAACGGCGATATTGAAAAGCTCGATGTCGGGCTGCAGCGTCTTGGGAAGAGCCGGCCATACCTGAAGAACGCGATCGCGGAAATCAGCGGCCTCGCGGCATCTTCGGTGCTCGCGGCACGAGACAACAAAAAGCTGGCCGACGAGATATCGCAACTGGAGGGCAAGACCACCGGAGCGGCGAAAGGTGCCGCATCGCTGATTGAAAAACACGTCGCGCTTGCTGCGGCGACCACGCCGCTGGAACGCGCCCGCGCCCAATATAATCTCGTGCTTGATCAGGGGGCGCAGGCCGAAAAGGCGGGCGGCAAGGCTCTCGACGTATACCGAGAGAAACTGCTGGCTGCGGCGAAGGTCGTAAACGGGGCGGAGGCCAGCCAGAAGGCAGCGAACGCGGCAAAGACGGACGCCAATTCCGCAGAGCGACTTGCTGAACGGTTGGGCCGTGGAGCGTCGGCCGCTGAGGCAACGATCAGGGCCACCCTCGCGCTGGCGGATGCCTATCTGATCAGCAGCGAGGCCGGCTTGGCAGCCGAGGCGCGGGCTAAAGCGAGCGGCGACGCGATTAAAAAGCAGGGTGAGATTGAGGCGTTCGTCGCGCGCCAGCTCCGCCTATCTGTTGCCCAGCGCGCGGCAGACGGGGCCGTGGCTATCGCCAGCATGGAAGCTCAGACCGACGCACAGCGCCGCGTGAATGATCAGGTCGCGGCCGGTACATTGTCCGCATCCGATGCCAGCGCCGCTTTGCGTGATGAGGCGCAGTTGCGCCCGCTGGTTAGCGCGGCGGCTATCGCGCACGGCAGGTCTCTGGACCTGCTGACCACGGAGATTGAGCGGATGACTGCGGCGCAGGCGGCCTCCAATTTAGAGGCTGCGCGCGCGCAGGCTCAAGCTGCCACCGCCAACGCAAACGACGACACTGAGCGCATGAAGCTCGAATTATCGCTGCTCGGCAAAACCAACGCCGAGCGGGCCGTCGCGCTCGCGCAACTCGAAGCCGAGCAGAAGCTCAAAGGAATGCGAGATCTGACCCCGGAAGAGGCGCGGGCGCTCACCGCCGCAATCGTCGGTCGGGCCGTCGCGCAAGACGCGCTCACGACGGCGACCAACAACTATAACGCCTCGCTTGAATATCAGGCCGACCTTCTCGACCTGATCGACCAGTGCGCGCGTGACGCCGCGAGCGGCATGGCCGACGCATTCGGTAGTATCGGCACCGCGATCGGCAATCTCACCACCGAACTGACGGGCTATGCGGTCTATCAGCAGAAGATCGCCGACGATCGCCGCGCGCAATTAAAACTGGCTGGCACCGACGCGACGCGAATTGCCCAGATCGAGGCGCTCGCCGCGCAGAAATCCGCCGCCGCCCAGATCAACCACTATGGCAACATCGCCAGCGCCGCGAAGGGCTTCTTCAAGACGAAATCCGCCGGCTACAAGGTTATGGAAACCGCCGAAAAAGCCTTCCGCGCCGTCGAACTCGCGATGGCGATCAAGTCGATGATCGTGGATAGCACCAAGACGGCATCATCGGTCGCGAACTCGGGCATCCGGGCAGCGGCAGATGGTGCCGCCGCGTTCGCCAAGACGCTCGCCTCGCTGCCGTTCCCGTTCAACATCGCGGCTGGCGCGGCGGTGCTCGCCGCACTGGCGGCGGTGGGCATCAAAATCGCGGGGGGCGGGAGCAAGGGCGCGTCGATCCCCTCGGCCGAGGAACTTCAGGACGCGCAGGGTACTGGCTCAACCCTCGGTGATAGCAAAGCCAAGTCGGAATCGATCGCCCGCTCGCTCGAATTGCTGACCAAGAACAGCAACCGCGACCTCGAATATTCGAACGCGATGGTGAAGAGCCTCCGTGCGATCGAGACCAACATTGGCCAGCTTTCGAGCCTGATCGCGCGCCAGCTCGGCATCAGTGGCGGCGCATTCGATACCTCGGCGCTCGGGCTGGGCGGCAACACCAAGATCGACAGCATCCTCGGCATCGGGTGGAAGCTCCTGTCGAGCATACCGGTCATCGGCGGCTTCCTCGGCGCCATCGGCAAGGCGCTGTTCGGCACCAAGACGACGCTGACCCTGCTCGATCAGGGGCTTCGGTTCACTGCAGCCACAATCGAGGACATCCTTGCGAGCGGGATCGACGGTCAAACCTATCAGGACATCCAGAAGAAGAAGAAAAAGAAGTTCCTCGGCGTCACCACATCGAACAAGACCAGCGTCAACACGGTGACGGGCGATCTCGACAGCGAACTGGAGAGCCAGGTCGCGCTGCTGATCGGCTCGCTGCGGGATGGCATCGTGTCGGCCGGCACCGTGCTCGGGATCGACGGCGCGGCAGCCGTGCTCGACGCGTTCAAGGTCGACCTTGGCAAGATCAGCCTGAAGGATCTGACCGGCGCCGAGATCCAGGAGCAGCTGAACGCCGTCTTCTCGAAACTCGGCGACGACATGGCGCGCGCTGCGATCCCCGGCCTGGATGCCTTCCAGAAGGTGGGCGAGGGCGTCTTCGAGACGCTGATGCGGCTGGCCAAGGATTATATGACGATCGATACGTCGCTCAAGTCGATCGGCATGATCTTCGGCGCGGTGGGGGCCGCATCGGTGGAGGCGCGGGAGAACCTGATCGACCTGTTCGGTTCGCTCGACGCCTTCACCGAGCAGACGCAATATTTCCGCGAGAATTTCCTGACCGATGCCGAGCAGATCGCGCCGATCGCAGCGGCTGTACGTGAGGAAATGGCTCGCCTGGGATTGGCGGGCATCAACACCAAGGACCAGTTCAAGGCGGCGGTTCTCGGCATCGACCTGACCAGCGCGGCGGGACAGGATCTTTACGCCTCGCTGCTCGCGGTGGCGCCCGCCTTCAACAAGGTTGCGGAATATGCCGAGGAGGCGAACCGAACTCTATCCGACGCGTTCAAATCGACCGTTTCGGAATTTGAGGGCTATGCCAAGTCGCTGATCAAATACCGGGACGAGCTGCGGCAGGGCGCGCTGGCCAGCGGGAACCCCTACGGCGCAGCCAGAAGCGCATTCCTGTCCACCGCTGCTCTGGCCGCCCAGGGCAATGCTGCCGGCCTGTCGGGGCTTGAGGGTGCGGGAAAGGCGCTCCTTTCGGCATCCCGGGACAACGCCAGCACGTTCAACGCCTATCTGCGCGATGTGGCGATGGTGGCCAACGCGGTCGACGCGGGCATATTCGCGGCGACCGAAACGGCGGACTATGCGCAGCTGCAGCTGGATGCGCTCAACGCCTCCATGGGCATCCTGGCCAGCATCGATGCCGGGATTGTCAACGTCCAGACGCTGCTCGGCGGATCGTCCGCACCGGCAACGGTGTCGACGGTCACGGCGGCAACGGCAGCGGTTTCCACCGGCACCGATCCCGTCACCGCTGAGCTACGCGCCATGCGCGCCGAAACCGCAGCGGTGAATACCAAGATCGTCGACAACACCGCCGCCATCCTGAGTCTGCAACGGCGGTGGGATGGCGATGGCCTGCTGGTCAAGACCGACCCCGACACGCCGCTCGATGTCTCGCTCGCCAACACGGCTGACGCTCCCGTTTATGTGGATCAAATCTGATGCGGATAATCCGGCCAGCGACCATCAATGCCCTGAACCTCCTATCCTCCAACGTCACCGATGCCGCGCCCGCCGAATATAACGCGGGCACGACCTACGCGGACGGCGATATTAGAGGCGTCGCGGCCGGGACCGTCGTTACCGTCTATGAGAGCCTGCAAAACGGCAACACCGGCAATACGCCCGCGTCTTCGCCGCTCTGGTGGAATGAACTTAGCACCACCTACACGACCTATAATGGTGGCACGACTTACGGCCTGGACGATATTGTCATATCGACCACGACCAATCACGAATACCAATCCTTGCAGGCCGGCAATGTCGGGCATTCGCTGGCGGATGCGGCATGGTGGCTCGATCTCGGCCCGACCAACCGCTACCGCATGTTCGACCAGTCAAACACCAGCGTCACCACGCGCGAGGAAAGTATCGAGGTTGAGGTTCAAATCAGCGGTCGCGCTGATGCCGTGTCGCTGCTGAATATCCTCGGCGCCACCGCCCAGGTCATCATGGAGACGGTGACAGACGGGGAAATCTACAACGAAACCTTCAACCTCGTTTCGGATAGCGGAATTGACAACTGGTATGAGTATTTCTTCGAGCCGGTCGGGCGAAAAGGCGATCTGACCATCTACGATCTGCCTCTTAATGCGGACCCGAAGATAACGGTCATCCTCAACGAACCGGGCGACATGACGAGCATCGGCACGCTCGTGATCGGGCAAAGCCGCGACATCGGCACGCTGATCCATTCATCGAGCTTCGGCATTCAGGATTTCAGCCGCAAGGTTCAAGACGACTTCGGCAACTTCACCATTGTCGAGCGCCCATTCGCCAAGCGGGCGAATTTCCGGATTCTTATGGACGAAGACGCGGTGGACGCCATCGCGGCGATCCTGGCGTCATACCGTGCCACCCCCGTCGTCTGGGTCGGGGTCGATAGCTACACCTCGACATGGGTCTACGGCTGGGCGCGCGACTGGAAAATCGACTTCGCCAATCCGAACGAGACCTATCTCACTCTTGAACTGGAGGGGCTGACCTGATGCCGCTGCAAGACCTTACGTCGCCCCCAACGGCGCCATCTCGCAGCGACCCGCCAGACCTCTTCATCGAGCGCGCCGACGACTTCGTTGCATGGTTCGACACCTTCGTCGGAGAAATGCAGACCCTGGCGGCGCAGCTGGAGGCGACGGCGGCGCTGATCGCGGCAGCTCCGGCCTATGCCGATCCGGGTCTTGTGGCGCTCACCGACCTCACGCCAGCGGCCGACCGGCTTGCCTATTTCAATGGCTCGGCCACATCGGCGCTGGCGACATTCACGGCGGCCGCCCGGTCGCTGCTGGATGACACAACCGTCGACGCCATGCTGACGACGCTTGGCCTTTCTGCGAACGGCAAGAGCCTTGTTACGGCGGCGGATTATGCCGCGATGCGGACGCTGCTCGGCCTGGTCATCGGGACCAACGTGCAAGCCTATGACGCCGAGCTAGCGGCACTGGCAGGCCTGACGAGCGCGGCGGACAAGGGCATCCAGTTCACGGGCTCAGGAACCGCTGGGCTGTTCGACCTCACCGCCTTCGCCAAAACCCTGCTCGACGATGCCAATGCCCCCGCCGCCTTGACGACGCTCGGCGCCCAAGCCTCGCTGACTGTCACCAGCAATGGCAACGGCCTGGCGATCGGCATAACGATCAGCGGGACGACTTACTATTTCCAGTGGGGGCGCAAGACGGCCTCCGCGAATGGCTCAACGGCGGCGACATTCCCGGTTCCGTTCACCGACGCGTCGAAGGTTTCCGTCACCAAAGGCGGCACTTCGAACATCGATAACGACGCGCAGGACAACGCCGCCGACGTGCAGAGTGGCAGCATCACGACGACGGGCTTCACGATCTGGAGCGCTTCGGACAGCAGTACCGATTTCTCCTGGATGGCGGCGGGATACTGATATGCCAGCACCGACAATCACCACGCTCCCCGACGCTCCGCTCCGCAGCGAAGATCCGGCGACGTTTACATCCAAGGCGGAGGCATTTGTCGCGGCGCTCGCGCTGTTCGTCAGCGATGCCAATGCGCTCGCGGCTTATATGGAGGGGCTCGTTGGCGGGACGCTCGATCCCGAACTGTCCTGCATCGCCGCGCTGACATCGGCCGCCGACAAGCTGCCCTATTATACCGGCTCGGGAACGGCCGCGCTGGCGGATCTGACCGCGTTCGCGCGGTCGTTGATCGATGATCCAGATGCCGCAACGGCGCGCGCGACGCTCGGCGTCAACTTCTATCGCTTCGCCGGGTTCTTCACCTCGGTCCCCACGGCGGACGAGACCCTTGGCCTTCACGTCGCCGCCGAGGCGATTACCCTGCCCGCCAATTTCTCCGGGGCGTTCGGCAAGATCGGCATCAACCCTTCCAGCTCGTTTGTCATCACGGTCTATCAGAACCCGACCTTCACAGGCCTGCTGATCACGGGCGGCACCAATATCGGGACGATCACGATTTCGACGGGCGGGGCGTACACCTTCGCCACCGCCGGCGGCACGTCGAAGGCGATCTCCCAAGGCGACATGATCGGCTTCAAGGGGCCGACGACACCCGACGCCACCGCCGCATGCGCTGCATTCACGCTTGAAGGGACGATCTGATGACGGTTTACTTTGGGGGTGGAGAAGCGGACGCCCTGACGGGACAGCCGCAGTGCGTGGAGCTTGCCTCGGCTGGTTCCTTTGACAGCACATATAGCCGGGGGTCTCTTGGGTTCACCGGCTCCGCTGTCAATTTCACCGATTATTGGTCGGCGTTCCTGATCGACCCCTCGACAACTGCTGTGACTAACGTGACCACACTTTGGTTTCACGCGGAGCACCTTAGCACCAATACGACAGGCGGAACCAACATCACCCTGTTCCAGTGCGTCAATTCATCGGGCACGCCTGTCTTCCGTTGCTTCCGCACGTCGGTTGGCTCGACTTTCCAAATGCAGTTCTGGGACGGCGCAGCGTGGCAGAACGCCGGAAGCACGTTTACCATCACCACTGGCACCCGCCAGCGTTTCGACCTGAAGCTGATCTGCGGCGCTAGTGGCTCATTCGAGTTTTATATCAATGAGGTGCTTACCGCTAATGGCTCCATCACCGACGCAGACACCAACAACGTCAAAGAGCTACGGCTTTGCTTCGGGTCGAGCACGCAAGGCGCAGCCGCGTGGAGTCAGATCATTGTCGCGAGTGTCAGCACGATTGGCTGGAAGCTCCACACCAAGCCGCCCACCGGCAACGGTGGCGTCACGACCTGGACCGGCGCGTTCGGCGATGTGGATGAAGTAGTTAACTCCGATGGCGACTTTATCGAAAGCGTCAACAACGATGAGGTGGAGACCTACACGCATGCGGCTCTCACCCTTACCGGGACGGTCAAGGCGGTCATCGCTGGCGCTCGATCCAAGACAGGCGGCGCGGGTCCCACCAACATGCAAATGGTCTTGCGCAAGAGCGGCACGAACTACCCTTCCGGGAACGTGGGAAATCTCAATGGCACTTATCAAGGCAACATCGCCATTTGGCAGCTTGATCCGTCCACCGGCGTAGCGTGGGTTCCAGCGGACGCAGCATCGACCGCGCTTGAGAGCGGCGTGAAGTCAAAGGCATAAAAAATGGCGATCGACGTCTCCAAGCTTACCTTCGGGGTCGTCGCCGGCCCCGGTCCGGATACCATTGCTGTCGCGAAGCTGACGTTCAATGTGGCGACTGGCCCCGGGGGCAACAGCGTCGCCGCATCCAAGCTGATGTTCGGTGTCATCACCGGCCCAGACCAAGGGGGCGTGGCGACGTCGAAAATCAATTTCTATGTGGTTGAAGATACGACCGCACCGCCCACAGTCGCTCGAAGGCGACAGATGACGCTGGTTAATTGACGCTAGTGCGGCAGCGTAAATGCTGCCGCAGCTGCCACCATCATCTTGGTGACGAAGATCATCGCACCGATGGCGACCGCAAAGGCGAGGGGCGCGGTCAGGCCATCGCCCGCTCAAGCCGCAGCTTTCGGCGCTCCCAGTCCGGCATCACCCGCGCTAGCAGTTCGTAAAAAGCGGCTCCATGGTGCGGCTCGCTGACGTGGCAGAGTTCATGGGTGATGACATAATCAATGGCGTCGATCGGGGCCTCAATCAGTCGGCGATTCAACATGAGACGAGACCCGGGTGACATCGAACCCCAGCGCTGTTTGAGTTGGCGGACGATTAGCCCCTTGGGTCGGCGTAGCTCTATATCTGCGAAACGCTTGAGATTGACCTCGATCCGTTCCGCGAATTTGACATGCGCCCGTTCGCGGTACCAAGCTTCGACCAATTCCCGTGTGACATCAGGACTGAGCGGCCTGTGCGTTTGCACCACGAAGTAGCCGCGGATCAGTTTGACCGCCTGTTGCACATGCGGGACGACCTTCAGCCGGTATTGGCGTCCGAGGTAGAGATGTGTCTCCCCAGGCACGAACTCCCGCGGCGGGACCCGAGGCAGGAATTGGGCAAAGAACCGCTGCTGACGCGTCACCCAGGCTGCCCGTTTCCGCAACTTGGCTTCGATGGCTTCGAGGCTCGCGTCTTCTGGGGCGGCGATGACCACGGATGTATCAGGCTCGACGGCGATTTCGAGCGTTTTGCGCGCCCGCCTGACGACCTGATAATCGATCCGGTTTTCACCATAGAGCAGGCTGAGATGTTCAGGCTCCGTCACGGAAACCTTGCCCGGGCCAAGTCCATGATCTTCTGCTCGAGGTCATCAAGCATCTCAACGGGGACACCAACGTCCTTTTCATCACGCAGGACATCGAAGAAATAGTCGTCGATGGCGTTACGCATATTGTTCTGCGCAACCTCATTGGACCACACCCCCACAATGTGGTGGGCCTTGATGATCCCGATAATATCGAGAGCGACCTGGGCGGCGTCCTCTCGCTCCACCGGTTCGCCAGCCTGCGTCGTCAAGCTGCCATCGAGGAGGCCGAAGAAGGCCTGTCCGTCATCATTTCCTTTGACCGCATCGGGCACATCCCGACCACGATCCTTGCGAGCAACCTTGCTGGCGAGATCAATGACGCTATTCAGGTAGTCCCGTTCAGACAGACGCTTTTCGCGGTAGGCGCGGATCGTCTCCTTCAGCAGCTCCGAGAACTGCGTGTAGAAGGCCGGGTCCTCATCCATCTTTTCCGTAATCGTCCGGCGGGTGGCGCTGGCAATACGATCGGCCTTGGATCCCTCCGACACTCCGGTTTCTTCAACCACCGCCTTGAGCGCGTCCGGATCATTGATGTTGACGACCTCGATGATGGTTTCGGCAGGCAAGGCGACGACATGATCATCGAGCAGTTTCTGGATTTTCGGCTCGAACTCCTTGATGTCGACGACTTCCTGATATCGCAGCTGGACCGAGCGCTTGAGCTCGGAGAACCGCTTCCAGTCGCGCTTCATCGTCTCGACCTTGGCCTCGTCGAAAACATCGAGGAACTTGTCGGACGACATCGAGATGTGCAGGCACCGACTGAAGGCCTTCAGCCGTTCATAGAAATCATGCCGGATGGCTTCATCACCAAGGAGCTGTTCAAATTCCTCCATGTCCTTCTTATTGCGAACGGACTTGAAGAGGCCCCAGAGCTGGTCGTGCAGCTGCGGCAACTTCCGGATTTCTTCCCGGACATCGTGGACGGTCCCGACAAGATCGCCAGCGTCGTAGCCCTCAAAAGCACTGTAGGTGGTAAGCGCGCTGTCAAGTTCGCCAAGCAGGCCTTCGTAGTCGATGATGAAGCCGAACTGCTTCTCGACGCCGTCGTCCTCGTACAAGCGGTTCACGCGCGCGATGGCCTGCAGGAGATTATGCTCCTTCAGTGATTTGCAGACGTAAAGAACCGTGTTCCGGGGGGCGTCGAATCCGGTCAGGAGCTTCGACACCACGATCAGGATTTCGGGGTCACCGGAACCCTTGAACGCATCGATGATCTGCCGGTTGTATTCGTCCTCGGCCTTGAACCTGGCCATCATCTGGTCCCAGAATTTCCGAACCAGGTCCTTGGATTCCTTATCGACCTCCTCGTTGCCCTCGTTGTCGTTGGGCGGCGACATGATGATTTCGCTCGTGACATGGCCGATATCGTCCAGCATTTCCTTGAAGCGGATCGCCGCTGCCTTGGAAGGGGCGACAAGCTGGGCCTTGAATCCGGTGCCCTGCCAGTGCTGGCGGTAGTGCTCAGAGATATCGAACGCCTTTGCCCGGATTGCCTGGCCGGTCTTGGCCAGCGCATCCATGCGCGAAAATTTCTGCTTGAGGTCAGCCTTCTGCTTGTCGTTCAGGCCTTCGCTGATTTTCTCGAACCACTTGTCGATGACGGTGCCCGAGATCTGCTGTTCGACCATCCGGCCTTCGTAAAGCAGCGGGACGACAGCCTCGTCGGCCACGGCCTCGTTGATGGCATACTTGTGGATCAGCCCACCGAACGTCGAGAGGGTGTTCTTTTCCTTCTTCAGCAACGGTGTGCCGGTGAAGCCGAGGTAGCAGGCATTCGGCAGCAGCCGCCGCATCTTGGTCGCGAACTGGCTGTGCCCGCCGTATTTCCCGGTCTGGGTGCGGTGGCTTTCATCGACCAAGACAAAGATGTTCGCATCGTCATCGGTGCTGGCGCTGTTGCGCAGGGCAGTGTCGAACTTGTTGATGATCGTCGTGATCAGGCCCGCTTTTTGCTCGATCAGCTCGAGCAGGTTGGCGCCGGTGGTCGCCCGCACAGGCTCCATGTCGCAAGACCTGAAGGTGTCCTTGATCTGCTTGTCGAGGTCATCGCGGTCGGTGACGATAATGATCCGCGGATTGAGGATGGCCTTGTCGAGCGCCAGCGAACGCCCGAGCATGACCATCGTCAGCGATTTACCGGAGCCTTGGGTGTGCCAGATCACGCCGCCCTTGCGGGCGCCGGTGGCGTCGACCTGCTTCACCCGTTCCACCGCCTTGCGGATACCGAAGTACTGCTGGTGGCGGGCCACCTTGCGCATGCCCCCGTCAAAGACGGTAAAGCGGCGGATCAGATCGAGCATCCGTTCTGGCCGGCATAGCGAATAGATCGTCCGGTCCTGCGGTGATATGGCGCGCGTCCCTTCGGCCATCATGGCATCAAAGTAGCGGCGTGCGCCGGCGAAATCGCCGGAGAAAACCGCGTCCTTCTCCTCGGCGGTAAGCGGACGGTTGGCGAATGGATCAATCGCCTGGTCGGTGTCTTCCTCATCACGCCAGGTCCCCCAGAATTTCTGGGGGGTACCAACCGTGGCATAGCGCGCTTCAATCCGGTTCATCGTCAGGAGTAGCTGCGTGAAATGGAAAAGCTGCGGGATTTTGTCTTCGTTTTGATAGCCTATCAGCTGGCTGCCCGCCTTCTTCAGGCTTTCCGTCGGGCGCTTGTTCTCGATGACCAGCATGGGGATGCCGTTCACAAATGCGACGATGTCACAGCGTTTCGACTGGGTGCTGCCGGTTCGTTCGACCGAGAATTCAGCCGTCACATGGAAAGCGTTGTTGGTGGGTGTGTCCCAGTTGATGAAGCGGAACGAATAGCTTTTGGAATCCCCGTCGATCGTCTTGGTGATCGTCGTGCCGAGCACCAGTGTATCGTAGATATCCTGGTTGGTGCCGCGCAGTCCCTTGAGCCGGTCCGGCGTCGGCTTCAGCTTGCGCATCGCCTCATGCGCGTCTTCCAGATCGAAGGGGTATTCGCGCCCCTTGTGGGTGAACCGGTTGATGCGCATCAGGTTCTCGACAAGGATATCGTCAAGCACGACGTTGCGCAGCCGCCCGCCACGCAGGCGCAGCGCCTCTGCCAGGCTCAGCGGCTGGAAGCCCAGCGCCACCAGCAGTTGCAACGCGGGGATTTGCGACTGGAATTTCTCGGCGGCGTTGAAGCTCATGCTGCCTCCTCCACCTGCACGCGCCATTCGCCCGTCAGCAGCTTCTGCATCAGGCCACGCTTCTGGCGGGTCAGGAGATCAATTTCGGCCTCAAGCAGACCGACCTCTTGTTTCGCGGCGGTCAGGGTCTGTGCGATGGAAGATTGTTCCTCGACAGGAGGCACTGGCACCTTGCAGCCGAAGAAATCCTCCGGGTCCAAGTTCAGGAGGCCATCGTTCCGGACGCCAGAATTAATCAGGCGTGAAAGTTGGTGGTTGAGTGCTCCGGCTACAAACAGGTGGGCATAGAATTCGCTGTTCATGCCTGCGTTGAGCGCGAAGCAGAAATAGACGAACGGCACCAGCGCAGTCGGACGGTCCAGCGGGAAGATGCAACCATAGGGCGCCGTGAGTGAGTTGCCTTTGTTGTAAGCAAACTCGCCCTCATGCAAAACAATGTAGCGATCGACACTGCTGCCAGCCATGTCACGGCTAAACTTGTCGGACTGCAATCGAAAGCCGGATTTTGCAGAAATGGTCATCACCGGATGTTCGCCGCCGCCGTTTTGGCGACGCACCCGCGTTGATATTGCCGAAAGCGGGCGCTGTTCCCACCGGTTCGGAAAAACCCCGCCGACGCCGAGCAATTTCTGCGTTAGTCCGATAAGCTGGTACCGCTTCGCCGCCCGCAGCGCCTCCAGCTTCTCGATCGCCTCGTCCCATGTGCGCAGAATTTCGGATATTTTGCGCTGTTCTGGGAGGGGGGGCAACAATACCGGAAATTGCTTCAACTGCGTCGAGTTGATGCTAGCCAGATTGGTGCTTTGCTTCGATGAAAGTTGAAAGAAGCGCTTGCCGTATTCTGACGCAGCCTGAAACGCGAGGAACTCAGGATTTACTCGCTTTAGGCTAGGCCTTACTGCGAAGACATGGTTTTGATGGAGGCACGGCGCGATTTGACCATTCCAGACGGTCCCGCGGCCAAGTTTATCGAAGTCTCCACCTTCTGTGAAAAGAACGTCGCCAGCTCGGAGGCTGTAGCGTTCTACCTCTGAAGCCTTGACCGTGATTTCTTTGATGACAGACAGATCGACGTGCCCGTCTTGGACATTCGCCACTCTCAAATATGGCAGGGTTGCCGTCATGCCATTGATTACCTTACCCTTGGCGATGCCGGTTTGCACCTCTGCAACCTCGTCGAGAGGTGTCCGCTGCCAGCCAGCGGGAAGCGACCGTTTAAGCATCCCTGACGTCCTTCTTCCGGCCCTTCGAGGCCTTGGCAATCCGCTCTAGTTCAGCCAGATCATCCGTCTGTTCTGCTGCCAGCCGCTCTGCATCGCGCCGCTTGGTCTCGAATTCGACATAGCGCGCATGGGCAATCTGTTCGGCCCGCCGCGCCGAAACCCTGCCCGCATTGCGCAACAGCGGCAGCTCGTTGGATGTGATGAAGGTATCGAGCACGCCTTCCCACTCTGCCAGACGCATCGTCTGACGACGGCTGGCACGCAGTTCTGCCGTGTCGAGGAACATGGTGGCGATTAGGTTGAGTTCCTTGATCTCCGCCTCGCCCAGATAGTTCTTGGCGGTAGCCACGTCCCCCTTGCGCACGACAGCGCCCTTCCATGTCGTCAGCCCCATATTGGGGGTATTGGCATTGGCGCGGGATTTGATCAGTTCGGCCGCAGTGCCGCCGGTAACGGCGAACAGCATCTTGTTCTGGATCGTCGCGTAAAACTCATGCGCCGCACCCGATTTGGGATCGTAATCCTCACTAAGGGCCAGGATGTCCCGGATCTTCTGATAAAACCGCGCTTCCGATGCCCGGATATCGCGAATGCGTTCCAGCAGTTCGTCGAAATAATCCCAGCTGGCATCCTTTAGGCGCGCATCGTCCATTACGAAGCCCTTGATCAGGTACTCCCTCAGGACAGTCGTCGCCCAACGGCGAAACTGGGACGCCCGTTGCGATCGCACACGGTAGCCAATGGCGAAGACCATATCGAGGTTGTAGTGGTCGACCTGATACGTCTTTCCATCAGCCGCAGTTGTTGCATGGCGTGCAACAACTGAATCCATCGCCAGCTCACCATCTTCGAAAATCGCCTTGATGTGGCGGGAAACAACGGATTTATCCCGACCAAACAGGTCTGCAATTTGGTTGAGCGACAGCCAAACGGTGCCGCCCACCGCGCGCAGCTGGATCTGCGCGGCACCATCATCGGTCGTATAAAGGATCAGATTACCCTCAGACATCGACGCCAAGCTCCTTCAGATAGCCGGCCATCTTCGCCCGCACCTCGACCAGCTCGGCCTCGATCCGGTTGATGTCCTGTTGAAGGGCGGCAACGTCGATTTCCTCCTCGGCTTCAAAGGTGTCGACATAACGCGGGATGTTGAGGTTGAAGTCGTTTTCGGAAATCTCTTCCGGCAATGCGAGATGGGAATATTTCTCGATTTCCGTTCGGTCACGATAGGTTTCCAGCACCTTCGCAATATGGTTTTCGCCCATCACGTTCTGGGTCTTTCCCGGCGAAAACTCGTTGCTGGCATCGATGAACAGCACATCCTTGCGCTTCTCGTTCACCCCCCCTTGCTCGCGCGAACGGTCGAAGATCAGGATCGCGACAGGAATGCCGGTGGTCGTGAACAGGTTGGCGGGAAGCCCGATGACAGCGTCTAGCAGATTCTCATCGATCAATGCCTGGCGGATCCGACCTTCTGCCCCGCCGCGGAAGAGAACGCCGTGCGGCACAATCACCGCAACGCGCCCGCTCTGCCGCTTGGCGATTTCGATCATGTGCGTGATGAACGCGTAATCGCCCTTCGACTTGGGCGGGATACCGCGCCAGTAGCGATTGAACTGATCGCTGTCGGCGTGCTCCGCGCCCCATTTGTCGAGGCTGAACGGGGGATTGGCGACGACGACATCGAACTTCATGAGATGGTCGCCCTCGACCAATGCCGGGCTGTTAAGCGTGTCGCACCATTCGATGCGCGCAGCATCTTTCGCGTGCAGGAACATGTTCATGCGGGCCAGTGCCCACGTCGCACCGTTCACCTCTTGCCCGAAGAGCGCGAAGTTGTCCGAACCCACTTCTTGAGCAGCCTGAACCAGCAGCGAGCCCGAACCGCAGGCGGGGTCACAGATCGTATCACCCGGCTTCGCGCCGGCCAGCTTGGCGAGCAGGCCCGAAACTGCCGAAGGCGTATAGAATTCGCCAGCCTTCTTGCCCGCATCCGAGGCAAAGCGGGAGATCAGATAGATGTAACACTCACCGATAATGTCCTCGGTCACACGGGACGGACGAAGGTCGAGCGCAGGCTTGACGAAATCCTCAAGCAGATTCTTGAGGCGCCGATTGCGGTCCTTGACCTTGCCGAGGTTGGCTTCCGAGTTGAAGTCGATGTTGCGGAACACGCCTTCAAGCTTGCTGCGGTTCGTATCTTCGATCTTCTCGAGCGCGACGTTGATCAGCTCGCCGATGTTGGCTTCGTTGCGCCGATCGTAAAGGTCGTAAAAGCTGGCCCCTTCGGGCAGCACGAAGCGCTCACGCTCAAGCCGGCGGCGGATGCGCGCCTCATCGCCACCAAACTGCTTGCGGTAGGTTTCGACGTGATCATTCCAGAGGTCCGAGATGTACTTCAGAAACAACATCACCAGGATGTAGTCCTTGTACTGCCCCGCATCGACGACGCCGCGGAAGGTGTCGCAGGCAGCCCAGGCAGTCTGGTTGACCTGCTGTTGGGTGAGCTGGTCAGTCATTTCGATTTCCTTTCCTGCCCGGCGTCGGGGCGCATGTTGTTCGCTCGGTCGACGAGGATCAGGCTCATCAATTTTCTTCGTAATTCGGCGGCGATAAGGGACAGTTCCCGTTCCCGCTCGGCCAGGCCATCGACCGCGACGATCTTCTTCTGAGTTTCAAGGTCGGGAACATCGAGCGCGAGATCATCAAGGCTCGACCGCGGGATCATCCGGATGTTCGTGCCGCGTGCCGCGCTGTCGAAATGGCGCTGGGCGGGGGGCTGGTTGATGGCCCATGCCAGATACTCCGGGGTCACGACATCACGCTTCGGACGCAGCACGATGAGGGGCAACACGGCAAGGGCTGGTTCCCCGAGGCGTTGATCGAGAGCCGATGCCGTGTTGCGCTCACCCCGGGAGCGGAACACCACGTCGCCGGCGCGCACGAAATACCTGTCGGCCAGGCCATCCAACTGGACGCGTGTGAGGCGCTCCGGATCGACGAGGCCATCGGGCGAAATGTCCCGCAACTGGATCGCGAGCACGCCCCCCGCAGCGGCCGGCTCCAGTCTGCCGCGGGCGGTATAGCCAGTATGAATGGTGCATGCATCGTCGAGGCGCATCTAAAATCCTCTGTAAACTTCGCTACAGAAGATATTCGGGCAGAATCTCGCTGTCAATAATTATTATGCTGTAGGTTGCCCTACTGCGCATATTGTACCCTAGGCTCCGGCTAGGCAGGCCACGGGCGATGAAATGGAAGCGATCTCCTGCGGCGCCGAAGGGGCGGCCGGTTGCACTTGCCGTGAGCTGCGGCATATGCCCTCGCAGTAGGAGAGCCTAGAATGCGCTTGTGTGCCGAGCGTATGTAAGATGGACATTCCGAGTTTCCCGGAGGCCATATCGCGTGCGTCTCCTTGGGTTTACGCGACTACTCCGAGCGAGGGGGACCCCGCTATACGCAGCCTTACGCGAAGAGAGTTCGCTGGCAGACTCTCACCCTCCGCCACTTATGCTTCTACAAGCAGCCGTGACGTATCCCACGCCATGATCCTCGTCGCCATGGGCGGAAATCTCCTACGCCGGAACGGCCATCCATGATTTCCAAATGGAGTCTGAAGTTACGAGACTATGATCGGTTGACCCTGAAATGATAAACAGCATTTTGCAGAGAGTTGCTAGGCTGGCGGTACGAAAATACCTTAGTTTAATTACGGAGCGAATATTCTTCTTCACCTCACTGGATCAAAAATTGATGCTGCGCCCTCGGCCCTGTCAAAGCCACTGCTTGCTGAGCGGCATACCCGGCGGATACGATCCCTCCGGGGGACAGAAGCATGATTCTGCAGCACCAAACCGCTCACACGGGTCTTTCGGTCTGGCAAGCGCGCGAGCGGCTTGAGCGCGCTGGGCCCAATGAGCTGCCCCACGCCCGTCAACGCACGCCGCTGCGCATTGCGTTCGAAGTTCTTCGCGAGCCGATGCTCGCGATGCTGGTTGCTGCCGGTGCCATCTATTTGCTGCTTGGCGATACTGCCGAGGCGCTGATCCTCATCATGTTCGCCGGCTTCTCAATCGCGATCACCATCGTGCAGGAGGCCCGGACGGAGAATGTTCTCGAAGCGCTGCGCGATCTTTCCGCTCCACGCGCGCTCGTCATCCGAGATGGCGAGGCGTTGCGTGTTCCGGGGCGAGAAGTGGTGGAGGACGACATCCTGGTGCTCAACCAGGG